TTCTTTGTAGGGGATGCCTTCCATCTCCTTCGCAAACAAGACATATTTTTCTCCTACTTTCGACTGCCCCAATCCGGCGCAAATGATTTTCGCATTGACATATTTATTCTCGTCACCGCCTTTTTTACCTTGGGCTTCAAAAAGAGTTGCTTCACTGACTTCTCCATTACGTTCATAAATTTCATAATACGGAGTTTCCTTATTCTCGGAAACTCCCTGAGGAATTACTGAAAAACTCTTGTTTCCACAGCTTTTTATGATTTTGTCGATGATATCCTTATCCCATACGTCTTTTTTTGTTCTCAAATACGACTGCGTTAAGATATGGCGTTCGATAACCGGAGAATCTTCCAATGTGCGGGCTGTCTGGTTTATAACGTATAGGTTCTTGAGATCAACCTTTTCATAACCCCCCTTGATTTTTTTCCACACAACGTTGCCCCATCCGCTTCCTTCCTCCACCGCATCGTTGATCTCTTCAGCCTTGCCATTTTCACGCAACCACTCACGCAACGCAAGATTGCACAGCATCATAACTCCGGAATCAGCTTTTGAATCCGAATACAGCATAATGTCTTTGGTGTCAAAATCAATATTCTTCACCTCGCTATCGATCCTAGGAGAAATAACGTCAACCCAATACTTATAGTTGCCCTGCTTGTCGATTTTCCCCTTAGGATATATGGAATTAGCAAAAAGCATTATCCTCTTGATAATTTTATATTGGCTATAGCGATATCCCTCAGAGATTTCGACATCCTTTGTCAAGTAGTCGTTAATCTCATTCTCAATCTGCTTGAAAATTTTCATGAACTTTGTATGAATTGTTAATTATATAAAGTATATAACACCTCATCAATTTGACAATGCAATTTTTATGTCGGATAAGATTTCGACTTCCTTTTTCATATATTTGAGGACTAAACCTGCCGCTTCATCCTGATAATCACCCTTGAGCTTGTTGATTTTTATTCTCTGCGCACGTGACGGCGCAGACTCATAGAGTTTGTCTAATTGTTTTTGTAATTCTTCGTATGTTTCCATGTTTTTATTAAATGTTTAAAGGCCCGCATCCTCGCGAATATATTTCAAAAACTCGTCCTCAGTTTCCTCTGGCTCATTCGTTAGGTCTTTGTCAAGCGCCTTACTAAGCATACTCTCGACATCCCTTGTTGGCTGTGATTTTGGCTTGTCATCTACTGGTTTTATATTTTGTGCCATGGGTTTAACTCATTTCATCGGTTATCTTCTCCCTGGAATCAGGCCTCATGTCGTAATCATCTTCAATGGGAGCAACCGCTAATTGGACTTGATATGCCAGGGAATCCAGCACATCGTCATGAGATCCTTTAGGGAATGTGAGTAACTCTTCTTCAAGCCCTTCGCATAAATCCTTAATATGAACGATTGACTTACTCTCGTAGCGAGGGATTAGCCCCCTGATCCTCGTTTCTTTGGCGACTTGGTTGTGTTCCAACGGGATTATATTCAAGAATTTATTCCTCTTCCTCATCTCGTCATCTAAAAACGGCTTGATAGCGTCCAAATATATTGTTTTCTCTATCCCGATTTTCTCATAGCCGTCCCTGTCATTCAAGTCGAACATAAAATCTATGAGCTCCTTTGGGTCCAGCTTCCGCTGATACGTCTTAATATTCCACTTATTGTCAATATCAACAAAGTTACACGTAATACCTGTAAAATCAGACGACGCTCTTTTTGATATAGCCGTATCAATAGTCATGAAATTACGAGTTTTCCTATTCAATGTATCCTCCCACTCAACAGATGATATCCACGCCTGCTTAAACTCCTGATTCTCTGACAATATAGGCTTTTGTTGATACAAGCTCGCAAAGTTTGAAACTCCGATGCTGTTTTTTATGCTCAAGACGTCCTCAAGCGAATAACGCTCCGGCCATAACACATCCCCCCTCTTACGAAACTTCTCATCAGCCTCAGCTATAGCAGAAAAAGAAATCACTTTAGTTCTCGAAGCTAACTCAGGGTTTTGCATTATACGGCCGGCCAAATCATCCAGGTGCCATCTGGTTAAGATCAGCACAACTTTCCCATTGGGATGAAGCCGGGTATAGGCAGTCGATGTAAACCAATCCCATTGCTTATCTCTGACAAGTTTTGACTCAGCCTCCTCTTTATTTTTGATTGGATCGTCTATTAGAAGGCAGTTCGCGCCCCTACCAGTGATAGCGCCGCCAATACCAGTAGAAATATAGCTACCGCCATGGCTCGTCCTCCATTTAGCTTTACTCTGTTCATCTTCTTTTAATGTTACCTCCGGAAATATAAATTTATATTCATCGGAACTGATTAAATCCCTTGTTTTGCTCCCGAAATCAGTCGCCAGGTCACCAGAATACGACGCTGTTATGATTTCTTTATCGGGATTTCTGCCCAAATACCAAGCGGGGAAGTTGATTGACGATAACTCTGACTTTCCAGAACGCGGAGGGAGCATCAAGATCAAGACTTTCCACTCGGCTTCGTTCCTTTCGAGCTTTTCTAGCTCATCTGCAATGATTTTATGATGCCAATTAGGCTTATACTTTGGATTTGTCAAGATACAGAAGTCAATCAATGAATAACGCCCTAGCTGCATCAGGGCTATCTGCTCTTGAGGTGTGAAGTTGGGTGTAATGTCATTTTTTTGTTTGGTTTCCATTTTTCCTTTTTTGATTACCCCATAGCCTCACTTGCGTCTTTTTGTAATTTATTTTTTAGCAATTCTCCCAACTGCTCCGGGGAAAGGATTCCCTTCGGATCAAACGAATGCTCAACCCTGTCCTTTATCCTTTTTTTAAGCTTATTGTATTCATTTAGTGCCCTTACCTTCGAACTGATATCCTTTCTCTGTGACGCCACCCACGCCAGCTCACGGTCCATCGTCTCGTCATTGAACGATTCCCTGAGTAATTCCGATATACGGTTATTAACGTGAGCCTTTCTAAGCAGCCGAACCCCACACGTTCCGGATATTCCCTTCTTCCGACCCCTCTCTGTAGGATCTTCTATATTCTCCAGATCGATTCCGTATGCCGCAGCATAAGATTTACACGCATTATCAAAACACTCAGTATTATTGACAAAATATTGACAAAAAGACTCTTCTTTTAATGTAAGCCTTTTGGTCTTTTTAACCAACTCCATTGCGTTGACAGGTTCACTTACGCCTCCCGCGACAACCGCAACTGCACTATCTCGATTTTTACTGTTTTCCATTTATTTATTATAACACTAAAAAATATATTGGCTACTACTTTTTGATGTATTTTGACTTCCACAACCTTCCCGACACTTGTTCGAAACAAGGTGCCAAATTAACTCTCGATATGTGTTGTGGATACATGAAATTATATGGCATCTCCTCTGGGGTATTGCAGATCATATACTTACAGTGTTTTGCCACGTCATCTATCACTGGGGCATTGTCAGCAATATGCTCAAAAACATCCATTGCGATAACTAAGTCGTAATCCTTGAGCGGATCTCCAAGTTTTAATATCCCAGGACTCACATTATATTTATTAAACCGATATTTGGCATAAGCTTCGGTCTTACTGCCCTCCACGTCCACATAATTGGCCTCCAGACCGTTTATAGACGCTATAATGCTGTATTGCCCTATCCCACCCCCAAAATCCAGCACAGACTTGATCCTGAAGTCCTTTATAACCGACTCTATCCACATAAAGAACCCCTGCCCCTGTAAAATATCCTGGTAAAACGATAAATCGTAGATATAATCACTGGACTCCTTGTAATATTTTATTGGATCGGCTTTTTCCTCCTCCCACTTATAGGCCAGGACTACTCTAGCAATCTTCGAATATTCGGCAACAATATTCACATCACGTCCCACATATTCCGCAAGCTCTTGATAAAAATTAGTATTTAACATGTTTGATTTTATTTATTGATCCACGATTTATCAAATTCATGGAGAGTGTAACTGTTTCCAGTGATCTCCGTCACCCCCGTCTGATGATTGTATGGGAAGAAAAACTCGCTTGGATATATCTTATACAGAAAAGGATCGCTGGTTTTATATAATATCCCGTTTTCGTGCGGTGCCTCTCGAAAAACTCCGTAATCATCAAGTTTTCGGGTCCATAACTCCATCCCATTCTCAAAAACCATGTCATCTGATCCATCCAATGACTCCATGGCAGCCATACAGGCCTTGACCAGTGGATGATGGCGCTCTACTCCAACGACTGCGTTTGAGATAAAACCATTCTCCTCCCTACCCGCGAATAGGTGTGACGATAGGATTTCGTCGTCAAATGGTTTCAATACCGCAATGTCAATATCCAAATAAATCCCTCCCAGCTCGTAAAGATAATACATCCTGAGATAATCAGCCGCTTTCACCCACCCATTGACATCGCTTCTCGACAAACAATCCCTGACATATTGAGACTCTTTATAACAATTGTCGAGAGTGACCACTTTGTGCTCAAATCCTTCGATATTGTGGCGGATAATGCGATCCTGAACAGCCGATGCGATTGGCTTGTCATTAATCCAAATAGTTATAATCCTCTTCGGTATATATTGCATATTACCTGTTTAACTCTTCTATTTTCCTTTTAATAATTGCCCTATCATTCGCCTCGTTTGACCATCCTAGAACATTTGTTTCGTCCATCTTCCCTCCGGGCCTCGAAAAATGTTTATGAAGCACATACCCACTTGATATCATTGCCTCACCCAGCTTTTCACATTGCTTCCACAAAAAATCATCACAACCTACATGCTTGACTTCGCTACAAAATACTTCCTTTTTGTCAAGTAACTGGATTAAATCCTTTTTTATCAAGAAATGTTCGCAAATATATCCCTCCGCGTTTCTGACACCAGTATCAAACGCCACAAGGCGCTTTCCCGTCCTTATAGAATCCCATACTGCCAGGATTAGCGCATCAGGAGTGAATTCCATATCATCTGCCGCGAAAACAATATAGTCAGCTTGTGATTTGTCAACTCCTTTGTTTGTTTTTTCAGGGACCGTTCCGGCTCCTTCCTCAACAATAGTGCTAACAAGTTCCTTGGGATAATTCAACTTATAAATCGACTCGATCAGTTTATCCATCCCGTCTGGCCGGGTATTTATGGTCGGTATCACGATGGAAACCGTAGGAAGTTTGAAGTAATATCGCAGATCACGCAAATAAACCGAATTGAGAGGCCGGTATTCTAATGCTTTGGAGATGTTCTCTTTCGCGTTTTTGATATCCCCAATCCATCCATATGATACATAGAGAATTTCATGAGGGATATTCTCATACAACTCCTTATTGTTGGCGTAATAACCATCCCAAGGGATTGTGAGCGCCGCGGATGCATAGGCAATAGCCGCCCTATAATTTTTGTTATGCAAATAAAACTGAGCCAATTTAACGTAAGCCTCCCTCCGATTGGAATCTACAAATATCGCCTTAGAATACAACTCCTCCTGTAACTCGGGTTCATTCAAAAACCCATAGCAATCACCCATAAAGATCATCGATTGCGCTCTTTCCGCAGTCCACCCGTTCATACCAATATGACGCTCAAACTCCTTGATTGCTGTTCGATATCTGCCATGGTAAAAACATTCCCTAGCAAAATAATGACTGTTGCGATCATTCCCCTGATTATTGAAACAATCTAGGGCTAGGCCTTTGAGATAACCGGTCCTGTTTGTTTCTTGGTTCTGCCAATGTTCAAGTTTAAATATTGTTTCAGGTAGGAACGCCTTTTGTATCGGTCCATTGGTTATGGGGGCAAGGACCTCGTGGATCATATTCACCCACTTTAATTTAGTCCTGTTGTAGAACTTGCTTTGGACAAATTTAATGGCTTCGTTCCCCTTGTCATCATGGGAAAATACAAAATTGTATTCGAATTGATCGTTCCCTGAAGAAATCAACTCGTTTATTTTGTTTATGTCCATCACCGTGAACGCTTCATCGCAATCAGCAAACGACACGTGATTGTTTTTAGCCAGGGAGGCGGCGTAATTACGGGCAGATGAAAAATCAAACACTTTGTCACCAGACTCCACCACATTCTTTTCGCCTCCGACCATAAACTTAGCGTTAATGGCTCCTGCTTTCTCTTTGTCAATATCTACAAGGAACTTAGATCCTACTTCTTCTACTTTAAAACCAGCGGCTCTCGCCATTTCCGCTGTTCCATCGATCGATCCCGTGTCTACCAAAACGACTTCACCGCCTAACATTTGAAAATCAACCAGGGTTGAGATAAGGCGATGAAGCATCTTCTCTTCGTTTCTGCCTATAAGGCAAATACTAAAGTTTGGTGTCATAATTATTCGGTTACAACTTCTTTCTCGAAAATTTCACAAATTTCGTCATAAAGCCGGCCGTCTTCAGAATTGAATTTTATTTCCGTAGAGACAATCAAGCCCTTGACAAACCCCAAAGAACCCTTGACGCTGTCAGGAATGTCAAAAATGCACTCTTCTTCAAGTAACGCTATATGCTCGTCATTGGCTTTTTTAATGTTTTCATTGGAAAAAACATATCTCGATGTCGCCATATCGACAACAGGAAACCCCTTGTCATCCTTTTTGGCAAGCGCTTCCATGATCGCAACCCGTTCCTTCTCAAATTCGTCACGCTTTGCATTGAGAATGTTTACAAATTTATTGCGCTTTCTTGATTCCTTGCCGCTCAACTTGACGTCAAGCATAGCCGCCATTAATGCTAAGTGAGAGTTCTTGAATACAATTGATTGATTTTCCATATGTTTGTTATTTGTTAATTGCTTCTTTAAGTGATTCTACAGCTTGTTTATTGTCTTGATATTTGTGTTTTCTCATCACGTGCATTGCTAGTCCTTTTTTTGTGATCCCGGAAAATTCGCAATCAGGACACTTAAAACCCTTGACTTCCTCCTTACGATCCAAAATACTCTTCGCCAGTTTCGCTACTGGACTCAATTTATCCCCAGATGCTCCGTGTTCACCAGGCTCGACAGTAATGCCGGAGCTATTCTCGACAGATGAATCCACTACCATTGCATTCTGATTATCAATATCTGCTACCCCTGCAATTTTGACAACCTCCGGTTTCGGGTCATCTCCGGCGATTCTCCTAGTTTTTTCTATCACCTTCACTAGGTAATCCAGGGTATCGTCCTCAAGCCAGGCTGGGACAAACTTAGTGATAACAATATTATCATATCCTGGCATGGTGATGACCATATTATCACCTGTTTCGGTTATTTCTACATCCGCAAACGTTTTCTTGATCCTTAAATTTAAACTCACGATTGTTTTATCCATATATTTATTAATTACAACACTATTGAACTCCTTGTTCCCCTCCAGTATTTGGTTCTCCGGTATATCCAGGATGTTCTATCTGCCACCCGATATTTCCACCCGTTGTCGTCGCACAAGGTATTACGATTCGATCAGCGGCATCGGCCTCCCGTTTGCAACCCAAAGCATACAACAACTCCTGCTTTTTAGCGGTGTTGTATCTTGAAGTGATAACATTTGCACCAATACCTAAGGCAACCGCAATATCTGCAATCATCGCCATTGTATCCTGTGCAATATAACCTCTCCCTAGAGACCACGTCATGATTGCCACGATGATCGCGTAGATCGTCAGCTTCTTG